CCCGATGGGTTCCTCGGGCATTTACGCTGCACGAGCCACCATGTTTGCGATCAGTCAAGCAGCGAAAACACCAAGGGGCATGGCCACAATCCGATCCAGGCGCAGACAATGACCCTCTACGTCATAACAGGGCCACCATGTGCAGGCAAATCAACCTATGCTAGGGAACACGCCACACTTAACGACATGGTGGTAGACCTCGACCGGATAGCCTTATCCATAGCAGCCGAGGAAACACCCCACCACTCGTACCCGTTAGCGATCCGCAACACAGCCCGACTAATGAGAAAAGCAGTCATCCCAGCTGCAATAGCGCACTCCAAAAGGAATGACTCGTATATCATTGACTCCAAACCCACCTTGAAAGCAAGAGCGATCTACAAACGCCACACAGCCGTATTCATCGAAATAACCGCCCCACATAAAGTACTTGTGCAGCGGATCAAAGACGAACGGCCAGCGTGGGTGCTGCAAACTTTGGCGCAATGGTACGCCGACCCCGAATAGAGACACGCTCAAACCACGCAAACCTTTGACAGTTTGCTAAACCTATGGTAAAGGGTTACGGTTGGCTCATGGTGTTCCCCCGAGCCCTGAACGTCGTGAGAGGGTTTGAGTCCTCCCAGGCTCAGCAGGCAGCGCAAGCGTCAGCGCCCTCTCACGTACGTGACTCCGGTGGACTCATCGCCTTGCTGAATAAGCAGCTGCAAGTAAACAGCACTTCGGCTAACGCCATGCAAGTGCCAGCGTTCGTGAACGCCCTCAAAACTTACACTCACACAATCAGCGCGTTCCAATTACGGGAATACCGCTACGACGCACCCGTCCCCATCCGGTCATTCCTCCAGATGCCATCCCGAGTACTTCCATACTCGGGCGTAATGACTCGTACACTCACAGACTTAATGTTCTACGACAGGGCTTACTGGCTAGTGACACGCCGGACATGGGACGGTTTCCCCAGCGAGATCAAGGTCATGAGAGTAGAAGATGTAACGGACACGCCCAGTTATTACGGTGGAAGCGTCCAAGATGACTCCGAACCCCCCGCTGATCCGTTCTACTATGAGGGCAGGCAAGTACCCACATCCGATGTGATCAAGTTTTACGGCTCGGGCGAGGGCGGTGTCCTCGCAAACGGGGCCACAGCGATCAACACGGCAGCAGCCCTCGAAGCAGCCACAATACTCTACAGCGAGACCCCCATCCCCACAGTTGCACTCAAGAACAGTGGCCCAGACTTACCAGCACACCAGGTTGACCTACTGCTGGATGCTTGGGAGGAAGCACGAGCGAACCGTGGAACCGCGTACCTATCCAACGCCATAGACGCGCAAGTAATGGGCTTCTCTGCTCGTGATGTGCAGCTCGTCGAGGGCAAAAACCTCGCCGCCACGCAAATAGCCCGACTATTCAACCTTGACCCGATATGGGTGGGGGCCGGTGTCCCAGGGTCAAGTCTCACCTACTCATCGAGGGTTGACCTGTACCGGCAACTGCTCGACACAGCGTTGCGTCCCGTGATGATGCTAGTCGAGCAACGCCTATCCATGCCAGACGTAACACCTCAAGGCCATACCATCAAGTTTGACACCACAGGATTCCTACGGGCTAACCCACTAGACACGGCAGACCTCATTACGAAGCTGCTACCCACAGGGGTCATTACAGAGGATGAAGCCAAAATGATTCTTGACCTACCGACACTCGGCGTGTACAGCCAAAGCAGGGAGTAAACATGAAGCAACTAAACACGGAATCCACAGTCATATTCCAAGAACGCGAAGAGGGCGCAGACGGTGACGTTGTAGGCACAGGTCACGGCATGGCCGTACCATATGGCGTGGAGACTATGATCGGCGGGGTGCGGGAATCGTTCGCCCCAGAGTCTTTCGACCTTGACAACGTGATTGGAAAACCATTGGCGTACAGGCACGGCGAGCCGGTAGGCAAGATCACTGGTGCAGAGAACCGTGAGGACGGCCTGTACATTGACTTCGATATTGTTAGTACTGCGCAGGGCCGTGACGCTGCCGTCCTCGCCCGCACAGGAACAATCAAAGGCTTATCGGTGGGTTTCAACCCGATCAAGTCAGCCATGAATCGTGCTAAGGATGCGATCCAGCACACCACAGCGAACCTGTTAGAGGTTTCGCTTACCCCATACCCCGCCTATTCCACAGCTGGAATTGGCGATTTTCGAGAAGAAGAAGAAGAAGGAGAAACAATGTCCGAGACAATCACCTCGACCGAGACTGTCTCGGTTGACTCCGAGGCACGTGAAGCGGTCGCTTCATTGCGTGAAGATATGAAAGGCATCGAAGCTCGTGCTTTCGCTGCCGAAGAAACACACGAACTGTCCAAGTACCGTTCACTCGGCGAGTACTCACAGGCAGTACTCAGCGGCGACCAAGAGTCCCGCGCCCTAGTAGACCAGATCACAAGCAATAATCCTGGCGTCATGCCTCCGAATTGGTTGCAGAGTGTAAAAAATATCGTGGATCTTGGCCGCCCAGGTATCACGGCGTTTGGTGTCGAGTCAGCCGGATCCAGCGGCCTTGACTTCAACTGGCCATACTTCGATGGTGACCTCAGCGCCATTGTTGCGCAGCAGAGTGCAGAAAAGACCGAAGTTAACTCGGTGCGCATTGACCTGAAAAAGGGAACCGCGAGCCTACTTACTTACGGTGCAGGCTCAGATATTTCCTTCCAGTTGCTACAACGATCCAGCCCAAGCTACTTGGACGCACATAACCGGATCATGCTTAACTCGTATGCACTCGTAACCGATAACGTATTCGTGGACGCGATGCTTACAGCATCAACCCCACAGAACTACAACTTCGCAACCGACACGGACGGCTCAGCCTTCCGCGAAGGCGTGTTCACGGGATCTGTCGCTGTCGAGACTGCTACCGGTAACCCAGCACAGTTCGTCCTCGTCGCTTCCGATGTGTTCACCAAGATCGGTGGGTGGACAACGTTCTTCCCACAGACCTACGGCACACAAAACGTGTCCGGTGTGGCCACGGCAGGAACACTCGGTGTGAGCGTGTCCGGTTTGCCGGTCATCCATGACCGTAACCTTGCCGCTGGAGCCATCCTGGTATCCAACAGCAGCACCGCCTCGTGGATTGAAGTGTCCCCAGCCCTAGCGGCAGCGGATAACGTCAGCCAACTCGGTCGGGACGTTGCAGTGTACGGATACGGAACCGCAGCAACCTACACAGCAGCAGGCATCATTAGCCTTGAAGTTGTAGCCGCTAGCAAAACAGCCACCATTAAGTAATCGAAAGGTACCCGATCAGATGGCATTGCTCACAGGCGAGGAACTCGCCGAGAATCTAGAGATAGCGTACGTTGCACCCGACGCTGCTGTCCTAGACGATGTTGCGCTTGCCGCCTCCGACTTGATCGGGTACCTGATTACTGACGCTGCCGTTACTGCCGAGCCTGCCGCATGCAAACAGGCCACAATGAGTGTTGGGGTAGAGATATTCCAGGCTCGCACAGCAGCCGGTGGCGAAAGTGTCTCAGTGGACTTCACGGCAGGGCCATACCGCCTATCCGTGTGGGTCACTAAACGAGTGATGGCTTTACTGACGCCTTACCTGGACATGAAAACACAGGTAGGGTAATGGCCCTCACAACAGAGGCCCGAGCCATACTCATCACAGCATTCAGTGGGCTCGGATACAGGATCTACGACACAGTGCCAGGAACGCCCATCACACCCAGTGTGGTGATCGTGCCAGATAGCCCGTGGATCGTCCCCAGCCGTTTAGGTAGCACCCTGAACTATCGCTGCCGGTGGCGTGTGCTCATCAACATCAACGCCCGAGTGAATGACACGGCCACGCTACAAACAGAAACAGCCGTTGACACTTTACTCGCCCAAGTACCTAACAACTTCAGTGTTGAGTCAGTAACAGCCCCACAACTGTTGTCGTTAGGTGCGCAAGGAACCGTCATTAGTACCGAAATAAATCTATCTATTGAAATGAAGGAGTAACACAATGCCAGCAGCCGTATCAGTCGCAGGGGCAGCCTTTACGGTTGACCTTGGCGGAGTCCAGTATGAGTGCCAGATCACCTCAGGCACAGTAGAAACGAACCCGACCATCCTACGCACCAAGACACTCTCATGCGTTGCGTATGACCAGGTTGACTTGATCTCATCCGTAAGCCTTGACTTCTTGTACGATGAGAATACGGGCATGTACGAAGCCCTCCAGACAGCGATCGCCGCAGCCACACCAGTAGCAATGACAATCGCGTCAGCGGTCGGCGAATGGGTCAGCACAGCCATGTACATCAACGCAGCCAACGTTGCCTTCCCAGCCGATGGGATCGCGACCTGCACGGTAGGACTTGAAGGCGAAATCGTTTTCACTTAAACAACGAGAGCAGAGGGGAACACCATGTATCCAAGACTAAAAATAGAATCAGATAACCACGAAACAATCGAGATCGAAACGTTACCCGTGGACTTCATGATGTACGAAGAGCTACAAGGAAACAAACCAGCCAGCGAACAAGGCATGCGGCTAGTGATCGCGTACTACTACTTGGAAGATAAAGAGCCTGGGAACCTGTCCACAGTGAAACTGTGGGCGAGGCGCAACAGGGTCAAGGTGGATATGGTAAGTGAATCCGCAGAGGTTTTTACGGAGGAAGCCACAGCAGGCTAATGATACAGATAGCGGTCGCTACCGGCTGGCCGTTAAGTGAGTGCAAGAAACTGACCGGCCGAGAGGTTGTCACGATCATGGAGGAGTTGAAATCCGATGGCTAAACAGGTAGACCTCTACATTGAAGGCCTCAACCCTCTACTCCGTGACCTTGGGAAACTCGGGAAAATAGCCACCAAAGAACTTCGGGCTTCTAGCCGCGTGATTGCTGACCGGCACATGGTTCCCGCATACAAGAAAGCAGCCAAAAAAGTCCCAACTTGGGGCGGGTACTTAGCTGACTCAATCAGATCCAGAAACGACCGCCTACCCTCCATCAAGATCGGTTTCCAAAAGAAAGTGCTCACCGGTGGGGCATCCACTAACATGCTCAGATACCCGAGCAGCACAGGCAAGGGCGGCGGGTCGGCTGAACTGACAGGTACAGACCCTTTCGAGAGAACTAACTGGCTCCAGAAAGCCGACTATTGGCCTGAAGCCATAGACGAGTGGAGCGAAGCAGTTGACCGTGTAGTTAAGAAATGGGCGGTGATCTGATGGCTGCGGCAGGTAAGACCCTCACGATATTCTTGGCCGCTGACCTGAAAAAGTTTAACGCAGGAATGACGAAGGCTGAAGGCGGCCTGAAAGGTTTCGGCAATTCGGTCAGCAAGTACCTGGGCCCAGCCCTAATCGGGGCCACGGCAGCCGCTGGAGCGTTCGCCGTCAAGCTCGGTGTGGACGCAGTGAACGCGGCCTCCGACCTGATCGAGACCCAGAACAAGGTCGCGGTTATCTTTGGTGACTCAGCCGACTCTATCCTAGAGTTCGCCGAGACCAGCGTCACAGCCCTCGGACAAACGGAAACAATGGCTTTGGAAGCCGCCGCCACGTTCGCCCAGTTCGGTAAAGCAGCAGGACTCGCAGACCAAGATCTCGTAGACTTCTCCACCGACCTCGTAACCTTGTCAGCAGACCTAGCATCGTTCAACAATTCCAGCCCCGAGGCAGCCATCACCGCGATCGGTTCCGCGTTACGCGGTGAGGCTGAACCGCTCAGGCGTTACGGCGTGTTACTTGATGATGCCGCGCTCAAGGCCGAAGCCATGAACCTCGGGATCTTCGATGGGACAGGAAAACTTAGCACCCAGCAGAAAGTACTCGCCGCCTACGAAGTAATCCTGAAACAAACCACAGACGCACAAGGTGATTTTGAGCGCACAGCAGACGGGCTGGCGAACTCTCAACGCATCCTCACAGCCGCTGTGGAGGACGCTAAAGCCGAGATCGGTCTCGGGCTGGTTGATGCAATAGAAACAGCCACGAGTGCCATGGGTGGCTCAATGGGCATGGCGGCCGGTATTAGCAAAGTAGGCGCAGAGATCGCGTTGCTCACAAGAGGTGTGGGTTCAGCCATCAGTGAGATCATAGAACTTAAAGACTCGTTCAATGATCTAAACACGGAAGCGAAAGTGACCGGAACGAACATCAAACTTGTTGATGCAGCCATGTTGGGGTTGAGAGCCAGTGCAGCCTTAGCCAGCGGTGGGTTAACGGAAATATACAATTCTTTCCGTAATGGTCAAATCGAGGCTGATGAATACGCTAAGTCAATAGATGGGGTTCACGACTCATTTGTTGCATTGGCTAAAGCGGAACGCGCCGGACGGATAGACGCCCGCCTAGCAAGAGAAGAGATGATTGCTGGAGCCCACGACTCGGGCATCGCCGCAGCGCAACGCGTTAAGCAAGAAGCAGCACTCGCCCCGTACTTAGCACGTAAAGCGAAACTATTAGACGAAACCACCACAGCGACCAAAGGCGCAACGAAGGCCACCGAGACCCTGACGAAGTGGGAACTAAAAGCGGCAGCCGCCCAAGAGATCCTGCAAGAGTCCGAGGGGCTCACAGCCCAAGCCCTCGACAATTCCGTGACGGCGTTCCAGTCAGCCACCCAAGCGGTGAAAGATTATGCGGGGGCTATCCAGCAAGACCTACTTGGTGGCATAGATTTGGGTGCAGCGTTCGAGGCCCAGTTTGACGATGCGGGAGCCGCAACCGGAACCAGCCTCGTTGAAGGCTTCAATAAGCAGATAGAACAGGCCAACTACTTCGGCAACGTACTCAACAGCATCAAAGCACAGGGGGCCGACAAAACCCTTATTGACGCTATCGCATCCCTTGGCCCTGAAACAGGTTCCGCACTGGGACAGCAGCTCATAGATGACGGGCTAGTCCCCTCCATAAATGAGAAGTGGGTAGGTGTTCAGGAGACCACGGCTGGCCTAGCCATGGGCCTCGTGCCGGAGTTCATGACCGCTGGCGTGGCATCAGCCGCCCAAATGGTCACAGGACTAGCGCAGCAACTCAAAGCCGAACAGAAAACCCTAGCCAAACTAGGCAAGAACATGGCCAAACCTGTCGGGTCGGCTTTCAAGTCACGCCTAGCCAAGGATGTAGCCGAAGCCGTACGCAACGTGGAAGCAGCAGCCACAGCAGCCAGGGCCGAGAGAGTAGCCACAGCCGAATCAGCCCAGCAACGCATCACCGACCAAGCCGTGGCGCTTGCGATCCAGAACGTTATCCGCAGGGGTGACGCTCGGGCGGGCTCAGTAGTTCAGCCGGTACTCACATGAGCCTGACAATGACCCTGAACGGGGCCGCTATTGACATGGGCAGTGTGGAGTTCAATACCACGGTCATGCATGGCCGATCAACGGTTACGGATGTTCCCACAGCTTCTAGCGCACAGCTCGTGATCCGTGGGGCCGCTGGCCCCGTAATGGAAATATCCGATACCCTGGTCATATCGTTCAACGGTCAGCCCAGATTCTCCGGAAAAATCTCGGATATAGATGTGAGTTTTACTGGCACGAACCCACCCACAGCCATCACCACT